GAACTATCAAGCACTGTAGAAATCCCCTGGGAAGTTAATGTTGGAGATTTTTATAAGCATATGAATGCTGGTCTATATAATGAAGACGGCAACATTTGTGTTCATAATAGGCATATTTTTGAAGCAAACGGATGTAAGTTTGCACCCGTAGAAGTTGCATCTAAATTTTCCAGAGAAGAAACCTTGCCAGATAGCGAGAAAGAAACTTTTGGATTCCATTATCATTTTCAAGAAATAAGATGAAGGCAAACGTATTTCCACTATGGTGGAACCCTTGGGGAGAAAAGGGACTTGATTTAGGTAATACTGCAGTTAGCATTTCAATTGATAACTTGTCTTTTGATCCAGATGCTGATTATAGAATTTTGTTTCTTGCGGAACCTTACGCTATCGCACCCACAGTCAATGAAGGTGCTCTAAGAAATGCCAATTCGTTTGATAAGATCTATACATTTGGTCAAGCAATCTTAGACAAATATAAAACAGCAGAACTTTTTCCATGGGGTTCTTCGTGGTTAGATTTTAAAGATCTTAAGGTCAATAAAAATCCACATATTACTTTTGTAACTAGTAGTAAAAGTCAAGCTCCAGGACATGAACTACGATTAGCAATTCATGAAGTGCTTGCTAATCTAGATGAAGTTAATGGTCTAGAAATTTATCAGCATAAGTCACCACCATTCCACGAAAGACGAAACGACTTTTTTGAAACCGCAATGTTTCATATTGCGGCAGAAAATTCTCAGCAAAAGAATTATTTTACTGAAAAAATTATTGATTGTTTTGCAAGTAAAACTATTCCTATCTATTATGGTTGTCCAAACATTGGTGATTGGTTTAATATGGACGGTATTATCACTTTCAGTGATATTAAAGATTTAGAAAATATCTTTGACTATATTGATGAAGACTACTATAATAGTAGACAAGCAGCTATTGAAGAGAACTATGAGATTGCTAAACAATTTCATGGCGTCAATGATGTTGTTCCAAGATTAACAAGAAAAATTATTCAGGACGTGAAAGAACATGCCACTCAACGGATCTAATCAAACCAATTACATTCAAAAAGATTATGAATTCCTAAGGGTAAAACCAGAAGGAATGAAAGATTTGAAGAAAAATTATTCACAAGTGTGGCAAGATATTTTTGCTCTTGTTGTTAATGATGCCAAACAAAGCGGATCTTTTATTGAGGTTGGTGGAGCACAACCTTGTATTGGTAACAACACTTGGTTACTTGAAGAGCAATATGGATGGAGAGGATTTTCTATTGAATTGGAAAAGGAACTTTGTGATATGTGGACTTCTGGATTGAGACCTAATACTCAACTGTTTTGTACTGACGCACTTGAGTTTGATTATATTGAAGCAGCAGATACTCTTGGTCTTCCGAGACATATGGATTATCTCTCATTTGATCTTGAACCACCTGATATTACATTAGAAGCACTTAAAAAGTTTCCTCTAGATAAATTAAGCTTTAATGCTATTACTTACGAACATGATGCCTATCGTGGATGGGGGGATATCTATGCTCATCGTGAAATTTTTTCTAAACATGGATATGATTTAGTTGGAGAAAATTTGAGAAATAATGGATGCACTATGGAAGAATGGTTTATTCATGAGAGCGTTAGTAGAGATATTCGTGATGCATTGCGCCATGGTAATTGTGAAGCATATCAACTTTTGTTAGATCTATGAGAGTAAGTGTTTGTATACCGTGTTATGAAAGTCATGGTAAAGCTAAACAGTATTTGTTTGAAATTTTTCACGCATTAAGTCAACAAACTTGTAAAGACTTTAATGTATGGATTTCTGACCATAGCAAAAATGATGATGTTCTAGAAGCTTGTCAAGAATATGCAGATCTTTTTGAGATTAATTATATTAAAAATGAAAACGATCTAGGTTCTATTTCTGTCAATACAAACTGTGCTCTTGAACATGCTGATGGAGAAATACTCAAAGTCATGTTTCAGGATGATTTTATTTTAACCAAAACTTTAATAGAAGAACTTGACAAAGCATTTCAAAATGATATATTATGGGCAGTAACTGGGTTTGCACATACTATTGATAATGGGCAAACACATTATAATCCAAAACTACCACAATATAATGATCGTCTTTTGGAAGGAGTAAACACTTTAAGTTCTCCTTCTATTCTTGCTATGAGAAATGGTCTTAATGAGTTTTTCGATGAGAAACTGACCATGCTTATGGATTGTGATATGTATTATCGTCTCTATAAATATCACGGTGAACCTGCAGTTTTAACTGATTATCACATCTCTAATCGAGAGCACAAAAACCAAACCCAAAGATTGCAAGAGCATCTTTTACCATCTGAAATTGAGTATTTGAAGGAAAAGTATAAATGATTGGATTTAATCATCTAGGTCGTCATGGTCGTCTGGGAAACCAGATGTTTCAGTATGCAGGACTTCGTGGAATTGCTGCCCATCGAGGGTATGATTTTGCAATTCCTCCAAGTGATTTCAAAGATCCTTGGACAGATCATCAACTGTTTGAAGCATTCAAACTAACAGGACTTACAAATATTGCGGTTGTTCCTGGACCTTATGTTCAGGAAACATCATTTAAATTTGATGAGAACCTATTTAACAACATGCCTGATGGGCACAATGTATACGGATATCTTCAAACTACAAAATATTTTTCTCATATTGAAAAAGAAGTACGTGAAGATTTTCAATTTAAGAACGATATTTACGGTCCTTGTAAAGAACTTATTGATAGCGTAGAAGCACCTATTGCTTTGCATGTTCGTCGTGGAGATTATCTTGTAAACTCTGACAATCATCCACCTTGTCCTAAGGAATATTACGATGAAGCACTATCGAGATTTGATCCTTCTCGTAACGTTATTGTTTTTTCTGATGATCCTCAATGGTGTGGGACTGTATTTACTGATGACAGGTTCCTCATCTCTGAGGGCGGCGATAACTTAGCCGATCTCTGCATGATGACACTATGCACAGATTTTATTATTGCTAATTCATCATTCTCTTGGTGGGGATCTTGGTTATGTGAAAATAAAGATAAGCGTATTATCGCTCCTAACAAATGGTTTGGTACTGGTTATACTGCAGCACACGATACATCTGACTTATATTGTTCAAATTGGGAGGTAATCTAATGGAAGAATTGGAGTTTGTAGAACAAGAATATATCCCATTAAGGGAAGCAACATTTATCATCCCACTTCGTATTGAAACGGATGATAGAATGCGTAATATTATCACCACTTTGATTTTTCTTCTTCGTGGATTTGATACAACTGTAATTGTTAAAGAGTTTGATAGTGTATCAACATTTGAGCAGTCTGTATTACCTCAGTTAAAAGAAGCTTTAACTGAAGATCAGTTGAAAAATCTTATCCATGTGTTTGAACAGACTGATGAATATATTTTCCATCGAACAAGATTAATTAATGATATGGTGTTGATGGCTAAAACACCAGTGGTTGTTAACTATGATAGTGACATCCTGTTACCAAAAACTACATATGTTCAAGCAGTAGATTTAATTTTGAATGGATTTGTAAATCCAAATTTTCCTAATGCAAAACCAGAACCAATTAAAGTTGTTTATCCTTATGGGTATGGAGATTATCAACGTCAAGTTTTCTATGATGATGAGCAGGCAAGTAATTTCATCAATTCTAACTTTAACTTTTTAGTATTTACTAATACTAGACCTTGGGATGCTAAGTTTGGGTTCTGTCAATTCTTTGATAGAGAAGAATATATTCGCCTAGGCATGGAGAATGAAAACTTTGTATCTTATGGATACGAAGACGATGAACGATATAATCGCTTCAATCAATTATCCCATGTGGCAAGAATTGATGAAACCGTTTATCATTTGGAACATAAAAGAACTTCTAATTCTTGGTTTAATAATCCTCATATTGAAGAGAACAGAAAACTTTTTGAATATTTGTCAAGGATGTCCCCAGATAAAATCCTAGAGTATTATACTAATCAATCTTATATGGCAAATCGAGGTGTTATTCACGGGAAGAAGATTGGTGGATAAAAATAAATCATCTTACAAGTTAAAAGATTTTCCTAAGTGTTTGTGGATTAATCTTGATAGATATCCAGAAAGAAGAAAGTACATGGAGGATCAGTTTTCTTATTGGGAAATAGAAGATCATCATCGTATATCTGGAATTGATGGTAAAGAAGATGATCCAACTTCATATTTGAAGGGGACTATTCCACACAATATGAACCAAGGGGAGATTGCTTGTGTTCTTTCTCATCTTAATGCAATTAAATATTTTTTGTATGAAACAGATCTTCCTGAAATTATGATTATGGAAGATGATGTTGATCTTTCTACTGCTAAGTATTGGAACTTTACTTGGAAAGAAGTTCGTAAAAGACTTCCCATCAATTTTGATACCTGTCAGTTCACAATCATCAATCCAAATGGTATTACGCTGAAATTACACCATCGATTTATTAATGATTTTTCTGCTGCATGTTATTTAATTACTAGACATCACGCAGAAAAAATTTTTAAACTTCATAATAGAGGATCTTGTTGGAAAATCGATCAGAATATTAAACCAAGAGCTGTATCTGAAGATCTAATTCTTGATAGTGGAAAGGGATATTCAACGCCATTATTCAACTATAGATTAGATTTGGGTTCAGCAATTCATGAAGAACACATTGATATTTTTCATAAGGATAGCAGAAATGCTCTTGTAGAATTTTGGCAACATCAAGGTCCAGATCAAAGCGTAGATCAAATTATGGAACTTGATGAATATTGTGGTAGAATACCACCACAAGTATATCTAAATCAGCAACAATGAACCTTATAGATCACATTGGTATTTTTGAAAATGCTGTTCCTGATGATATGTGTGACAGCATTATTCTTGCATTTGATAATTGGACGGATAAAAAATTTACTCCTGAAGTTAAAGAGTGGATTTCTTCTGGACAAGAGCAATTTCAAGATAGAATTTTAAGTAGAAGTGATCAACAACTTTATCTTGAGTATGTTGATCTAAGAATGGCTATGCAGCTCAATACATTTATTGGACAATGTTTTGAGCAATATGCAAAGCATTATCAGGGGATTGTTCAAGATAATGATCCTGTATCTTCATGGACAACTAAAGTTCAAAAGACTGTATCTGGAGGTGGATATCATAAATGGCATTGCGAGAATGGTGTGTTTATGTATCGAGATCGTGTTTTAACTTGGATGGTTTATTTAAATGATATTCCACCTGAGAATGGCGGGGCTACAGAATTTTTATATCAAAAATTAGCATTACATCCTAAGAAAGGCACAGTAGTTCTTTGGCCAGCTGCATATACTCACATGCATAGGGGTGGATTTTTGACAGGACCTATCGATAAATACATTGCAACGGGATGGTTCCTTAGAGAACCTGGAAATATTAGTAGTAAAGTGCTTTCTGAACTGTGATCATATACACATGCATTACTAATGGATACGATAGAATATCTGAAGAAAACTATTATGATCCAGATATTAGATATGTGTGTTTTTATGATGGTGAATTAGAAAAAATAGGACCCTGGGAATTTGTCAAACTTAATTTAGACATTGAGTGTTCTGTAAGAAGATCCTATCATCCAAAACATCTCCCACATCATTATTTTGATGAGGGAGAAATTACTTTATGGATAGATGGATCATATACTATCACTAAAGAAATCGTTGAAAAGTATAAAACAGAATTTATTGAGCACGATTTAATTTTACAAAAGCATCCCGCAGAAAGAAATATATTAGAAGAGATATCAAAATTATATTACCATGGATTTTCTTCTGAACAGGAATGTTTAGATATGGCTCAGAAGATAAAAGAATGTGGATATATGATTAGAGAATATGAGCAAACAATTAATTGTATTGTTTATAGGAGATTAACTTCTCAAACTATTAAGTGGTCTGAAGCATGGAGAAGGTGGTATGATCTTGGTGTTAACCGAGATCAAATTTCTAGTGCGTTAGCAGAATGGGAGGTAATGAAAGCAGAACGTATTGATTTGCTTGTTGATGTTACCAACACTACACGAGTAAAAGAATATTCTGAAAGTTATAAGATATTAAATAGACCAAATACGTTACAATTTAAAGAATTTATTGCTAAATTGTGTAAAATTTTTAATGTTCGTCAAAAAAATTTCATCGACAAAAATAAAATGTTAGACCAGAAAGAACTTTCTTTTTATAAACATCCAGGATTTGAAGGAACCCCAGTCGATAAAAGTAAAATAGTAATCTATACATGCATAACAAATGGTTATGATGTGTTTCCAGAAGAAAATTATTATGATCCAGATATTAGATACGTTTGTTTTCACGATGGAACTATAGACACAACTAAAGGACCATGGGAATATATTGATATTAGAAATTATTGTGATATTAAATGTCCTCGTCGATTATCTTTTTATCCAAAGGCTAATCCACATTTATTTTTCCCAGAAGGAACACATACTGTATGGATAGATGGATGTTATATCCATACAAAACAATTTATAGAAAATACATTATATTGTTTTCCTTTTACAATGCTTCGACATGCATCTAGATTTTCTTATTATGATGAAATGCTAGAAGGATTTCTATGTGCTTTTTTCAGTTATGATGATGCGATTAAATTGACAAAAAATTTAAAGGAGAACAATTATGAATTCAGGAAATATTCTAGTCCACTTGGAACAATAGTTTGGAGAACTATAAATCAAGAAACAAAACGTTTTAATGAATTGTGGTATGAATATTCTTTAATAGGATCTAATAGAGATCAAGTTGCTTTTGATGTTGCTTTACAGTTTACAGGCATTCAACCTTTTGTATTTGAAGATAGGAATAATTCTGGAGTTTCTTTAGGATTTTTCAATAAAAAGGGAAGACGTGGAATGCATCCTCAGAATGGAAATAAAAAACAGCATTTAAAGAAAGATAAATTTTTAAATGATATGCAAAAAATTACTGGGTTAAGCGTAAAGATGTATACTAAATACCCAGACCATGCTTTTTATATGGGAGTTTATAAAATATTATGATCATTTATACGTCTATTACTAATGGATATTGTGAACTGCCTGAACTTGAAGATTTGGGGCATCAGTATATTTGTTTTCATGACGGTACTGTTGAACCAAAATCTCCTTGGGAATTAAGAGACATTAAATTTGAACATAAGGATCCTGTTGTTCTTTCAAGGCATCCTAAAATTTTATTTCATGAATATTTTAATGAACCTTGTGTATATGTTGATGCTTCTAGATTGCATCTAATTAATAATCAACAATTCTTTGATATCTCTGAGGTTATCTTAGAAGAAGATGATGTTTTTATACTAGAGCATCCAGAGCAGCACAATTATTTTGAAGAATGTTTAGAATATTATTTAAAATCTTGGGTAGATGAAAAAAGTATTGTAAAACTTACTAAGAGTTTATCCAAATTAAAATATGATTTCTTAAATCACGAAACAATATTTGCATGTGTTTTATGGAGAAATCCTAGCGAAAATACCATTAAATGGTCTAAGTTGTGGTGGGAATTTTATCTGCAATGTGGACCTAGAGACCAGTTATCTGGATCAGCATCATTAAGAATATCAAATATATCTTACGAAAAAGAACATCCAGTTTCAATCGTATCTCAGTTTTCTTTTTATCGAGATTGGTGGAATAGTCTTGCAGGAAAATCAGGTAATTATGAGATAAAGAAAAAGAAAACCTGGGACTGGAAAAAGTTTATTGATGATTTATCAGAGGCTTCAAAAGTAGATTGTAAAACTAAAATTGATTTAAATCGTTTGAAGTATTTGCAAGGTACTAAGACTGGTTATGTATTCAAGGAAATTTTAAACTCATTTAATTATAAAATCACTAGTGATATAGAACAGAGTAAAGAACAAAAAGAAGCATATCGAATTCATGTTGAAGAGCTTATTAAACCTAATGAGGTAAAATTTACTGTTTATAGTTGTATTACTAATAATTATGATACTATACCAGAAGAAAATTATTATGATCCTAATGTTAGATATGTAATGTTCCATGATGGAACTATAGATACAACGAAAGGACCTTGGGAATATATCGATATTAGAGATTATTGTGATTTAACATGTCCAAGAAGACTATCTGCTTTCCCCAAACTAAATCCTCACAAATTATTTGAACCAGGAGAACATACTGTTTGGATAGATGCATGTTATATTCAAACAAAAGAGTTTATTGAATTTTCAAAAACTGTTTTTCCAACTAAAGG